ACTGTACGAGTAATTAGTTCCGAAGCCATTTTATTTCCAATCTTAGTTAAAAAGTGTTGTTGAGTTAACGCTGTCTATGTATGTATTATACAGGGCTCTTTGCTGGTTGTCAACAGTATTTTTACAAATTATTGGTTATTTTGGCTAGATCTTTTTCTCTTTCTGTCATGGCTTTGATCAGTCCAAATTTTCGAATATCGTCCGAAAACAAATAGAGCTCAAAACTTTTACGTTCTGAAAAAACGGAAATACTTTGGTTTGTAAGATAGTAAGGACAGTCAATATATCTTTCCAAAAAGATAATTGTTTGGGGACTTAGCTCAATCGGCTCAGTGAAAGGTACTTCATACATTTTGATTTCTAACGTAGTAGTTAGGAATTCAAATCCATTTTCAGTTAATCGAAAAGCATTTGGTTTGTTAACTCTATTAGATTGCCACCAGATCCTATTGTACAGTTCTACATTTGCATCATCTGTACTTTTGCCCCATTCTTGTAAGAATATTTTGGTTAGGCAATCTCTGGTTATCATTTTACAACAGTACCTTGAGTTAATTTTATTACTTGGAAATCTTCACAACTAAATGTAAGATTTAATTTTTTAGCTAAGTTATGCGCATGCCCGGGATTACTAAAACTTACTTTCTTATATTTAGGTCCAGGATAACTTGTTAGGCTATTAAAACTTTTCAAATTGAATGGCTCGTTTTTATAAAAGACAGCCCAAATAGCTTCGGCTTCTAGGATTTGTTCTGCTTTATAAGTTTTCTTGTTAACATGTTCTAATAAAACTGCTGGTTTTGGTCTTGACATAATATGCGCACCTTCAATAATGTACGCATATATTTATCTCTATTTGTCTGCAAAACCGCCGCCGTCCATGGTCACAGTTACTACTTCGTTGTTAGTGCTATTTTTGATAGCATTAAACATGGTCTCGTAGTCTTGTAGCAGTTTATCTTGGATTTCAATTAATGCTAAGTTAAGCAATCTAGCCTGCTGAATAGGTAATTTAACTTCCTTTTGCTGGCTTAATTCTGCCGCTCTTAGCGTGTGCGAAAATTGAGTAATGGGAGTTAGATTAATCTGATTTTGCATTTGCTAATATCATTTTCATTTCTAGTTCGGATTTAAAAGGACCCTTGCTTGGGTAGCGTTCAATTGTAATTGCTTTGGGACAAAATGATTTAACCCAACCCTTGTCAAATTTAATTACATAGTATCCTGCACAATATAAACTTTTGCTAGCATTGCTTTTAGTAAACAACGGCAACTTTCTACGAACGTCGTACATGGCATTAAACGGACTACATGACGTAGGATATCCGTGACATTCGTGCTCTTCTAATTGTGTAACCTTTACTTTGGTATTATTTAAAAAGAATCCTTCCCCAAATTGTTTTGTTAGATCCTGTTTTTTATTAAACATCACCTCACCGTTTGTACTGCTTAGTACAAATCGATTGTTTTCTTTTTTGTGTAGTGTAGCAATCTTAGTACCGTCTTGTTCGACGATCCAAAATTTTCCATCGACGATGGGTTTAGCGTGTATTTCTGTCATTTTTAGTCCCCTTTATAAGAGCCCCTAAGGCACTCTATTAATGTACGCATATATTTATCTTTTAAAAACACTCTTAATCCACTGGGCTAGATTAAGGTATCTAAAATGATACTCTGTTAGCATTGGAGTTAGATGCGGGCACCGTCCTTGATTCCAATTGCAATTTCCAATAATTTCTTGATTACAACCATTACACTTCATTATTCTTCCTCAAAATTTATAAATTTCTATTGTGTATGCAGGATCTTTAAATATTTTTTCTTTGATTCTAATTTCTAATCTTGTCTTTCCACTATAGACTTTAACATTGGCTAAAGTAGGGTCGATGATTGATGTTACTACCATTGATTTATTTTGTTTACTAAATGTACATGCAGTATCTAAATACCTTAGTGCAGTATTACTAATTTTAAATCCTGCTAGCGAACAATTCAATGTATTTGAATCTCTAAAAATAGACAACAAATAGTATTCTTTAATAGCCGATACTTTTTTCATCCAACCATTAACATACAGATTCCACACTTGCTGTTTATCTTTATTTTTAAAATACTCTGATGACAGTTCTGTTTCCGATAATGGTTGATACATACTTGCCTCGGTAGTAGCAGTTTTCAGAGTTTGTACACTCTTAACGTCAATGCCAATATTACTACCAACACTTACATCGGCAATACCTTTGCCAGCACCGCACCATTTACCCCCGGCGATACTATCTGCAACTGCATATTCCCATAATTCTTTACCCATGCTAGCAGGCCGACCTAATGCAATATGTTTACGTAACGGCTGTATAACAGGATCAATTTCTTTTTGAAACTGTGCTATAAAATCCTTACCGACTAATATTTTTAATTCGGAAGCCAGCATAGGAGTAAGACAGTAGTTGCTCAATTAACATCCTTAAATAAATTTAGGGCCGCTTTAGTGGTTGGATATTTTGCTTGGAATGGCTCGGCGTACGATTGTATATTGTCTGCAATTTTCTTCATATCCCAAGCATTGCAGAATTTTAGCATACGAATACCTACTTGATCTACTGTCTTAGGTACAGAGTTGGCTTTAATAGTTTCTGTAATCTTTACTTTAACATCTGCCGGTTGTGCTGTTAAGTCGCATAGTTGTACATTACGCTGATAGTCTTCTAAAACTCTGTGTTCTTGTCCATTATGGTCGACCCATCTCTGCAACATGAGATTGTTCCACGCATATCCGCGGCTTTTACGATCTTCGAATGCTTCAGTAAGACCCACTTTGTTTTTTGTACCTTTAGTACGCACACCTGGATACGCCGAGAAGACATTATCACTGGTATCACCGCGCATACATTTCTCGAACAGCATCCACTCTGGATCTTGTGCTGGCTTTGGCTCTCCCGTCTTTTTGTCTTTAACAGGTTTGCCCTTGGCATCAAAGATACCGTTGTGTGTGATATGTAAATCACCTACACCGTTATACTGGCTAACGGTAGGACTTACGAGCTGTGCAAAATCTCCGTCTGTTGAAATAATAACATGTTTTGCTTCTGGATGGCTTTGAATCCAGCCAGCAATCAAATCATCAGCTTCTAAGTTAGGATGTTGCATTACAGTAGCATTGGTCTTTTCTGTAATAAAATCTTTAAACTGATCAAACGCTTCCCAGAACAATTTGTCTTCTTCTTGTTCTCGAACAGTCATAGCACTACGAGTTTCTTGTCTATTAGCCTTGTAAGGCTTGTAATAGTCCTTACGCCAGCTTCGACCCTCGAGGCAGAATACTACATGGGTGCCTCCGAAGTCGTTCCATGCTTTTTTGATACTGTTAAGTGTAATATGAAATGCCATGCCCAATTTAATATCGGCAGAGCCTTGAACCACGTGTCTAGCACGAAAGAATGTATTTGCAGTGTCGACAATGATATATGTCATTTTAGATTTTCTGTTATAGTATTAAAAATAGATTGATCCATGAATGGCACAGATTTTGTTATGCTAACATAGTTGTTTACTTTTGGTCTAAGATCAAATGCTATGCTAACTCGAGGAGTGTCGCCTTGATATGCGTCACTCCAATGTGGAACACAACTAGGAAATAGTGTAATGTCGCCTTTGTTATTTCCAATAACAACATTTGATGTAGAATCAAATGGTGACTTATATGTATTTGTGGTGTTGTATGTATCTAAGTGCATATTACCACTTAGATAGGATTCTGGATCTGCACCATGCCCGTGTTCGCCGATAGACTCCCCAGCTCTTGCAATGTTAAACCAAGAATACAGTTGAAGTTCTCGCCAATTACCATCTTGACTAGCCATGAATTTTAGGTATGCAATTCTAATAAAATTTAACATGTCATCTAACTCTGGACATTCTTTGTTAAACTGAAACAGATTATATTTGCCATGCCTTGCGGTCACACTTGCGTCTCCAAGACCAGTTCCGCCATCGTGATGTACGGGATACCTGTTTATAAAAACTTGTTCTTGTGAAATAAGCCAATTGCGAATGGTATCAATTTTATCAT